CCCTAGGGCAGCTCCTGCCCCACCCCCTAGGGCAGCTCCTGCCCCACCACGGGCAGCTCCTGCCCCACCTGATTCTGGTTGGATTTGTTGTGCATTATCCAGCGTCAGATAAAAAACGTTTGACTGGTTAAGCTCTCCTTTTCTTCTGAATTCCCTTTTCAAAAGCCCCATCTCTTCCAGTGCCCTAATGTGACTTTTTACTGTCGATCTGCTCACCTCACACTGGTCAGCGACATGTTGATATGAAGGCCAGCATTCGCCATTATCATTGGCGTTATCGGCAAGTTTAATCAGAACCAGTTTTCTCAGTGGGTTGCCAACCTTTATATTCATGGCCTTAGCCATAAGATTCATGCTCATTTTGACTTCTCCGAAGTTTTGTACCTGTTAAGTATTTCTCTCAGTGGCACAGCTATTGCTGGATTAACCCCCTGATAAAACTGGTCACGTAGCACATCTTTTCGGTGATTAACGCGTTTATTTTCCTGCGTTTTTCGCATATAATTACCTCGTTGGATGTTGTTAAAATTCCATTTGTATTTGTTCAGAACGCTCGGTTGCCGCCGGGCGTTTTTTATTGGTGATTTCATCAAGCGCATACTTAAAAGCTCTGCTAATCGGACTGATGTCTGATGCCATTCCGAAAGCACACAAGACCGAAGCAATAAATCTCCAGTCCGTTCTGCTTATCTTCGATTCATGACAGCCAATCATCTTTGCCAGACCGCGCTGGGTAAGCGTTGACAGGTTGATGAGTAAATCAGTTTCAGCGCGATCAATTTCTCGCTGTGTTGGCTTGCTGTAACTTGTTTGTTCCATTTCTTAAGATTTCCAGTAGTGAATAGTTAGTTGAAAGGTATGCGTGGAAACGCATATGGCCTTAGTTGGTCAGATATCTTGGAACTCGCTTTTCAGCGACGTAGGACGAATGTCCGTTGTTACAAAGAGCGGATCCGCTTATTAAGCGGCTTTGTGTTCCGGCGGGAACACGTCATCAAGACTGACTTTTGCGCCTAACTTGTTTAGGCACGCAACAAGAGCACGGCATGTTTTAAGGTCTGGGAAGCGACGACCAGATTCCCAATGTCCGATAGCTCCCTGTGTGCATCCAACTGCCTTAGCAAGTGTTGTTTGAGAGATATTCAGTGACTCTCGATATTTTCGTAGGTTGCTCATATGCCCTCCATAGTAACCATATCGCAATAATACGATATGTACTTTTAGAATGCAAACAAAAAATACATCTTGTGCATGGATGATTTTAGTACAGATCGTAATAATAAGGGTATGAAAATGAAATGGTATGAACTGGCTAGATCCAGAATGAAAGAGCTCGGCATAACTCAAGAGAAGTTAGCCGAAGAGCTTGGTATGACGCAGGGTGGAATTGGTCACTGGTTGCGCGGATCTCGTCATCCATCTCTTGACGAGATTGGTGTGGTGTTTAAATACCTTGGTATTGATAACGTCTCATTCAACCACGACGGTACATTTTCACCTGTTGGCGAATACTCATCTGCCCACGTTAAAAAACAATATGAGTACCCTGTTTTTTCTCATGTTCAGGCCGGGATGTTCTCGCCTGAGCTTAGAACCTTTACCAAAGGTGATGCGGAGAGATGGGTCAGCACAACCAAAAAAGCCAGTGATTGTGCGTTTTGGCTTGAAGTTGAAGGTAATTCCATGACCGCGCCAACAGGATCCAAGCCAAGCTTTCCTGACGGGATGTTAATTCTCGTTGACCCTGAGCAGGCTGTTGAGCCAGGTGATTTCTGCATAGCCAGACTTGGTGGTGACGAGTTTACCTTCAAGAAACTGATCAGGGATAGCGGTCAGGTGTTCCTACAACCACTAAACCCGCAATATCCAATGATTCCATGCAATGATAGCTGTTCCGTAGTAGGGAAAGTTATCGCTAGCCAGTGGCCTGAAGAGACATTTAGTTAACAGCCTCACCACTCTAAAACACACAACAATAACCCGACCTTAGCGTCGGGTTTTCTTTTTCCAAAATATAAACCCATTAAATACAAAGCGTTATAAAAAACTAAACCATATTTAGAACATTTTGTATTGACTCAGTAAAGTACACATCGTACTATTTAGCCATCAGCAGGACGCATTACTCACCATGGCGGTGAATATACAACGATTCAGAGATGAATCTACGAGGCTGAAAAGCCTAATAACCAAAGTGAACTTTGGGGTGTGGTGAAGGGTTCATGGACGGGAATATGTCGCACGTAAAGCGGCGAGGCCTGCGGGACTATTGCCGAATTGAAGTAGGCCGAAACAGGTCGAAATGGGTCTCCCACCTACCACACCACCAAAGTTCATCAGGAGGTCACTATGACACGCAGAACAGCTTTCAATGGCTCAGCATCAGGTCGTCGTCGTGAGCGTCGTGCAGCGCTCCAGAATGAGATTACGGCAAGCTCAGAAGTATTGCACCGCCCTACTCTAAGCAGAGCGCAGATTCAGGCTAAAGGTACTCACGAAACGCCTGAGCGCATAGAAGACGCTAAGCCAATTAAGTTCATGGCACAGGACGTCATCTGGCAACAGAAAGAATACAGACGCAATCTGGAGAGAGCGGCCATTGTGTACGCGAATGAGTTTGGACATAAGCAACCAGAAACTGGTGTCTGCCTGCCAAAAGTTGCGCTTTTCGCAGCTGGTCATCGTACAAGTAAGCAGGTTACAGCGAGGTAAGTGATGAATCAGACATACATTCCATCATGCTTGAGAAATCTGCCAAAGCAGAAAGCAAAGCCCCGAAAGCAAGCCATAAAGGACGCTAAGGCAGAGGTTATTGATCAAGCAATACAATTGCTCAGGGAGGAGTTAAGAAGTGGCAAGCTCGAAGGAATGATGATGCCCTATCAGCGCGGATATCTATCGGCGATTAGTAAGTTGGAAGTATTGAAGAGTGAATTATGAACTATCTGGAATTTCCGGATGGTTCATTGTTTTGGCAGCAAACCACTTATTTGAGGTGATATATGGAAGCATTAGTAGTAGAGCGAAGCGAGGATGGCTACTGGACGCACCCAGAATACGCCAACCTGTTTGGGGATAGAGAGGCAATTTCAGCTGATGAGTTCAGATCTTTCTGCAAGCAGCATGGCATTGAATCATCAATTGTTGAAATGGAAAACGACAACAATCAAACGGTAATTGACGCGTATTTTGAAGATGGGAATCCAAACATCAGTGGATGGGAGCCAAGCATGCCAGATGGAGAAGGATGGTTTGTCGGTTCGATTCACGATACAGAAGACGGTCCGATCTGCGTTTGGTTCAGGAATGTAGATAAGGCCGCATAGTCGGCCTTTATTTTTGGCACTAACAACAGAATAAACACTGCACTGAATTATTTGAGGTGAGATATGACAAAATCATGGAGCGTACCTTTTCCTGAATCAGAAACTGAACATGATGGAATGCCTGTTTTCTGGAGATTCCAAGCGACAGTTGAAGAAGATGGAATCAAAATATTCGCACTTCAATATATAGCTTTTCATCAGACAGAGCATTATGCATGGTTGGTTCCTGCGCATTGGATTGTTAATTTTAAACCAGCACCAAATCAGTGGTTACAGGAATGGAAACAAAAGAGAAATAGATATGCAATTAAGAAAGTAGCAAAAAATGCAGAAAGATCTTTTGCATTCCCAACGAAGAAACTTGCCATTGAAAGTTTATTGCGCCGGAAGAAATACCATTTAATGAGAATCAAACAAGATTTGGCTGTTGTATCAACTCTTGTTGATGGGATGAAGAATATTGATACATCAACACCAGATATTGAATATAACTTTGGACACAACCAAGAAACAGAAAATTGGGTATTTTATTAGTACAAATAAGCACTGTGTATTCATTCCAACGAGTGAATACACGGAGCAATGTCGCTCGTAACTAAACAGGAGCCGACTTGTTCTGATTATTGGAAATCTTCTTTGCCCTCTAATGTGAGGGCAATTTTTTTGACGGAGGATATATGAGTGAAGTAACAGATTTAGTTGTTATTGAAAAAGCAAATGCAATGACTGTATTTCAGTCTGCCGACCAGATTGAAGAAATCCTTCAAAAGGTTGAACGTGAAGTTATGTCCTTTGTGCCTGATATCACAACGGCAAAGGGCAGAAAGGAGATCGCTTCTCTGGCGTATAAAGTTGCGCAGACGAAAACATATCTCGATGGTCTTGGCAAAGACCTTGTTGCTGAACTGAAGGAAATTCCAAAGCTAATTGATGCTAACCGCAAGACAGTGCGTGATCGCCTTGATGAACTGAAAGCCAAGGCGCGCCAGCCTCTTACTGATTATGAGGAGGAACAGGCACGGATTAAAGCCGAAGAAGAAGCTAAGGCAGCAGCTGAAGCTCTCGCAAAGCAAATTGAGTCTGACCATGAAATAGCGATTTTGATGGATCGCGAATTTGACCGCCAAAGAGAAGAGGCAAGACTCAAAGCGGAGCAGGAAAAGCGAGAGCATGAAGAACGATTAAAAAGAGAAGCTGAAGAGAAAGCCAGAGCAGAAGCCGAAGCAAAGGCAAAAGCCGAAATTGAAGCAGCAGCAAGGCGAGAAGCAGAAGCTAAGGCCGCAGCGGAACGTGCAGAGCGTGAACGCATTGAAGCCGAGCAACGAGCACAGCGCGAAGCAAAAGAGGCAGCAGAACGAGCTGAAAGAGAAAAGCAGGCAGCAATTGAAGCAGAACGCAGAAAAGCACAGGAGGAGGCTGAACGAATCCGTCGCGAGGCTGAAGCAAAAGAGCAAGCCAGAATAGCAGAAGAAAAAAGAATCAAGGACGAAGAAGAGCGTAGAGCAAAGGATAAAGCTCACCGGAAAGAAGTAAATAACAAAATACTTGCTGACCTTATCAAGGTTGGTGCATCAGAAGATGTTGCTAAAAATATCATAACAGCCATCGTAAAAGGCGAAGTATTCGCAACAAAAATAACCTACTAATAAAACCAACATAAGGAACCACCCATGATTTACGCAATCGCGGGAGGCGCTCGCATGGGTGCCTTCCAATTAAATGAATCTTTACTTGAACGAATCACCCGTAAATTACGTGACGGATGGAAAAGAGTTGAGGTCTTATTATGCGCAATGAAATAGCCATCAATCACCAGATGCTTCGTGCTGCACAGAACAAAGCAGTAATAGCCAGATTTATTGGTGATTCCAAAATGTGGCTTGAAGCAAATAAAGCGATGAAATCAGCGATCAACATTCCGTGGTATCGCAGGAAATGAGTTTTACAGATAACTGGTCAGACGAAGAATTCATTCGTCAGATGAAAGAATTAATCGGTAACGAAGGAGATATTCATGTCACTTGCAACCACAGTGAAGGAGAGCAAGTTACAGAGACGCATGTACACGCAGCAGGCGTTAATGTATCGCCAGAAGGGAGATCGTGAAGGTGTTCGCGTATTTTTAAATGCGGCAAAGACTGAAGTATTAAATCAGCGTTATTTCCTTGGGCCATGTCCATTCTGAGAACAATCATATGAGCAAAGAATTTTACGCAAGACTGGCAGCTATTCAGGAGAATCTGAACGCGCCAAAGAATCAGTACAACTCATTCGGCAAATATAAATACAGAAGCTGCGAAGACATTCTTGAAGGCGTTAAGCCGTTACTGAATGGCCTGTTTTTATCAATCAGCGATGAAGTTGTGTTGATTGGTGATCGGTATTACGTGAAAGCCACGGCAACTATTACCGATGGCGAAAACAGTCATACGGCAACCGCTCTTGCACGAGAGGAAGAAAGCAAGAAAGGAATGGATTCTGCACAAGTTACGGGAGCTACAAGCTCTTATGCACGCAAGTATTGCCTCAATGGTTTGTTCGGCATTGATGATGCGAAAGATGCAGATACCGACGAGCATAAACATCAGCAGAACGCAGCAGCAAAGCAATCAAAACCATCACCTACACCTGAACAGGTTCTAAAAGCATTCACTGACGCAGCATTGCAGAAAAACACCGTGGAAGAGCTTAAACAGGCGTTCGCCAAAGCGTGGAAGATGCTCGAAGGCACACCGGAGCAGCACAAAGCGCAGGACGTTTACAACATCAGACGAGACGAATTAGAAGGAGCGGCTGCTTAATGGCACATTCGATTACTGTAAGACTAAACAAGCCCGCAAGAGAGTTTCAGGCCGGGGAAAATATCGGATTCAACATCCGTGCTGGCGTTCAGTATTACGATCGCCAGACAAAAAAGAAAGAATGGACAAACTACAGCGCCGTTGTATTTGCCAAGCCGGGAGCGCAAGCGGATTACTATCGTAGCGTTCTGGTTGAAGGAGGCATTGTAGAAATTACCGGAGAAAACATCAGGGTTGATGTTTATCAGGGGCAAAATGGTCAATCAATCACTCTTGAATTACTGAATGCAAAGATTGGATTTGCAACTTCAGGAAACAGCCAACAGCAGCAAAGTAGCAATCATCAAAATCATCCTGAATACGACGATTCAATTCCCTTCTAGATTAGCAAAATAAGGATTCCATTATGCCAGCGCCTCAGTATGGTGCGGATGACCCGCGCCGATGTTCCGGCAATTCCGTATCGGAGGTGCTGGATAAATTCAGGAAAAACTACGACCGGATAATGTCTCTACCGCAGGAAACGAAAGAGGAAAAGGAATTTCGCCACTGTATATGGCTTGCAGAGAAAGAAGAACGCGAGCGAATTTACCAGACATCAATCCGACCATTCCGCAAAGCCACATATACCCACTTCCCTGAAATTGACCCGCGCCTGCGTAATTACCGCTCACGCTATGGCGCTATCAGTAATGACTGAGGAATTTACCATGAGAGGACTTGCATACAATCCCGGCATTCTTCCGGCAGAAATGATTATTCGCCAACGCGTAAAGCCAATGCCATCGAGAGAGGAATTGCTTAAGAGAAAGAGTTTCGGTTCTGTTAATGACAACAAATATCTGAATGCGATGTTTCGGAGTGGGAAAAAATGAAACAAATGTCACTAATTGAGATGGATGGTTTTCTGAAAGGTAAATGCATCCCACGAGATTTAAAGGTTAACGAAACAAACGCTGAATACCTTGTCCGTAAGTTCGGTGAACTTGAATCAAAACTGGAAACGGCGTTGCGGGAGTGTCGTTCTGCTGGAATCACGATTGATAACCTTGAGGCCAAGTGCGCGGCGCTGGCTGTGGAGAATGCGTGGCTGAATAAATTTATCGTACAGAGTTGCTACGTGTTTGACGGCGAGCAGGGTGAACTATCTGATGCGTATATCTGCGCAATAGACGGAAGGATGCCGCAAACCCAAGTCACCGACGCTTTTTGGGATGAAGTGAAGACTGAAGCACGCAAGGAAGGCGCTTACTTTGTGGCGAACAGAATGCTGGCTGCCTGGGAAGCTGGTTTTATTGATGATACTGCGAAGAACGCAGCGGATATTGCCCGGATGATTCTTACCTCAACTGAGTTTATGGCTAATGCACCGGAAGGAGATTTTGACCGCTCATTCTCTGATGGCGTTCTCGAAGATATCGCCGACCAGCTTCGCAAAGGAGGCAACCAGTGACTGTATGTCTTATTGATAAACGTCGACGTGGGCAACAAATACCATCTGTTGAAATGCCGAATCACACATGGTTTTGCGTACTTGATATCGATGGTATGGATGCGTTGGTTGACACTCGTCATTACTGCGATACCGCAACAGCTACTCCGGCGAAAGCAAAGAAAATGGCTGCTCTGATAGAAAACTGGACTCCACCTGATGGTTGGTGCAATGGGAATGATCGAGATTGGCATGAAAAAATGAAGGGCTATATCTGCGATTTCTTACGTAAATGCAACGGCTTCAGGGTGATGTGATATGACCAAAATTAACTATCAGGCGCTGCGCAAAACAGCAGAGAAAGCTCAAGAGCATGGCGTGTTCAACATGGATATACATTCACAAACCGTGCTGGCGCTACTGGATGAACTGGAAGCCGCAGAGAAGCGAATCGCTGAACTGGAAGCGAAGCTAGATAGCGCAGATAAATTGCAAGATAGCGCATTTCGTCATGGTCTTCAGCATGGCTTCAGTTTAGGTCAAACGGATAATCAGGCTGGATTTGAAGAGTGCTTATCTGCCTATGGCACCGGTAAAGGAGAGTGAATGTGAAAAATTATCTCAGCAATTTAGCCAGCATGCTTCAGGGGATTGCAGGTGTCATTTCAGACGGCGAACGAGTGCAAACTGAGTGTCCTCCGCATTTAAAATCTGCGCTACTTGAGGCGTCTCATGCGCTGGATGGTCAATCAGTCAGGGTTAATTACCCACCAAATGGGAAACCGGAAATCGTAAATGCTCGCGGCAAGCATCGGCAGTTAACTTTCCGGGAACGGATTGCTATTCGCCTTCTCGGCGGCAGAACGGAGATTAGGCCATGACAACTAACCACCCGGCGCACGGTCCTGTATTCGCGCATTAGATTCATGGATGCGGGATGGGTATAGTGCTGCGCAAATTTATGACTTAGCAATTTCAAAAGGCGAAATACCAGGAGTACGCATCGAATAAGACATAACCGATATTCGAATTGAAGAACTGAAAGAACACCAAGCCGCCTGATGGCGGTTTTTTATTGCCTGATTTGCAGGTTCGATTCCCTATTCGGAGATAGCACTCATGCAACACGAACTACAGCCTGATTCACTGGTTGATTTGAAATTCATCATGGCCGATACTGGCTTCGGTAAAACCTTCATCTACGACCGGATTAAGTCCGGCGACCTGCCAAAAGCCAAAGTTATCCACGGACGAGCAAGATGGTTATATCGTGACCATTGTGAATTCAAAAATAAGCTATTAAGCCGCGCTAATGGGTAA